CTTGCAGTGAAGCCGTGTCTCGATGTCAATTAACACCGACGCGCGCGTTCTGTCTTGTGGGCTGACCCGGGGGCCAACCTTTAAGACGCGGCTATCGAAGCCTGCGCATGGGAAACTGGATACCGCTCAACGGTACCAAAACTTTCTGACGGAAGCGGTGAGTTTCGTCGTCCAAGTTTACGGTCTTAAACATAAAAACCGTCCACTCATTATGGAACACGATCCCCGATTGGCAAGTTGCTGTGCGTCAGTAAAGTTTGTCAAGAAGGTCTTATCCGATCCGCTAGACGCCCTCCTAAGAGGAGAAAATCCAGGGAACCTGCCTTTTGACGGTTTCCAAAAGTTGTCGATAAGGGAGAGGATGGGATGTCTCGCATCCCTGGCAAGCTTTAAGAAGGCGATGCCGGACCCATGTAAGTGTTCCCTGCGTATACTCGAAGGGTCATTCATTTCACGTGCGGAACAAGCTTTGGTTCCCTCGAATGACTACTTAGACTATGCCAGAAGAAAAGCCGAATCACTCTTTAAGTTCGGCTGGGATAAAAAATACAAACAAAAAGTGTCGTCAAACTCGGCACCACTCGCGGCCTGCGCGGAGTCCACCCGTAAACAGCTCGGCAGTTTCGGACAGGTGACCAGAGGGGAATTGAAGGATATTGCTGAGGGCAAAGCAAAAATAGACAACTATACCTGCGCTCTTACTACAGTGATTTCCGCCGGTAAACCAAGGGTCCTTGTTAAGACGCCTGCTACGTGGAACGGGCTCCGCCCATTACATGGTACCATATACGACCATATTTCCACCAAGGAATGGTTGTTGCGGGGCCGACCGACAAACGGACGGGTAATGCGAGTTGTCAAAGGAATGGGAAGAAGGGAACGCCTGCTCAGCGGCGATTATGAATCTGCTACGGATACACTTAGTGTGGAAGTAGCGGAGGTAATTCTCAAGGCTGCGCGACGAACCTCGAAAGAAATTCCAGAGACGGTTTGGGAGGCTGCGTTCAAGAGCCTCCGTCCCCTCATTTGCGGGAAGAAAAAGGCATTTACCCTACGTAGGGGGCAAATGATGGGAGCTCTTCTTTCGTTCCCTCTTCTCTGTATTCAGAATTACATCGCGACCACTTTCATTTTAGGAGACCGCCCGATGCTGATCAACGGGGACGATCTGATCACACGGTGTACTCCGGCAGAATTTAAGCGATGGTTGGAGGAACTGCCCGCCCTTGGATTAACCCCGTCTAGGGCCAAGACCGGTTTCCTCCGTTCGTTCATTACCATTAATTCGACGTACTTCCAACTAGTGCGAAGAAACGTCAGACGGGTACCTGCCTTTAGGGGCAAAGGCCTTTTCGGCCGATGCATTGATGGTTCCGTACCAGACGGCCCGGGGATGCTTGAGCATCGAGGGAATCTTAAGGGAAGGATGCGGCACGTGTTCGATAGTCTATATCTTAGACAGCACGCCGCTGGAATAACCGCCTCC